TACGGTCATGGGTTCTGCCCATTCCATTGACAGTTCGGTGCCAGAGCGCCAATTCGACTTGCTTGGCTTGGCAGAAAGACTGCAGTATGTTGAGGACATATCTGTTGGTCCGGACCCCCAGTTCACCAATGTTCGGAGTTGGGCAATCCCACAGGATGTTATCCGAGGGCCCGCTTTGACCCCCTTCAAACAAATGTACCTTTGGCGAGGTGATGTTGAAGTGAGTTTCCAAATGCAAGGAACCCCTTTTCATTCTGGTTGCCTGGTCGTCTACTTCGTTCCACTTACGTCCATTCAGGAGGCAGCGGCAGTTCAAGGCTCGCATCCTCAAGATTGGACTCTGTTCAACCATGCTTTCATTTACCCAGACTCTAGCGCAAATACAGTTTTGACCATACCCTATGTTCATTACAAGAATTTCTTGGCATACAGTGATCCGACTGACTCACTTGGCACCTTGCGTATGGATGTCTTGGCACCCATTCAGACAGGTGTTGGTGGTTTGGCCAATATTGCGATTTCTGTCTTTGCACGATTTCCTGGTTCGCAATTCAAGGTGTTGCAGAAGGTCTTGCCTGTCACCCAGATTAGTCAAGCTACTTCGACGCCATTGAAACCAATCCTCAACCCAAGCCCGATTAAGACCAGGCACCTGCAGCCTCAGTTATTTGGACTTGTTCCTGAAGGTGGCTTAGCGTCTAAGACTGTTCAGAACACTTATAATTTCGAGCAGGTGGTCGCTGGAACCATTGATGTTGGGGATACTGGTGATAGTTTCGATCAAGAAGGACACTTGGATGCGACCTACAAGAATGATGCGCCAAACATTGGAACCAACTACATGCCAGTGGTTGAACGCGGAGTGCCAATGATGAACCATGCCCGCAACCTGCAATATGGGAATGTCATGGCGCTGGACCCAGGTGTGGATGTTTTATCCACTCCAGAAATTTTCTCTGACGGGGTGGACCGAATGGCCTTGTCTGAGATGGTCAGAACTTTCACGGTGTTAAGCACTGACATCGTCTGGACGACTTCCACGCTGGTTGGAGATCAATTCCAGTTTGATCTGACGCCGGTTCCGCACCTGTATGGTTCCAAGCTGGGTGATGCTCTGTCGCCCAATGCTCTCGGGTACTGGTCCAGCATGCATAACCAGTGGTCGGGTGGTATTGTCTATCGCCTCCAAATCCCTTCTTGTCCCTCCATGACTGGTCGCTTGGCTGTAACCACCAATTATGGCACCAGCCAGTCACCATTGGACCTTGTCGAGAACATGAGCCAGTACGCCACCATCATTGACCTCAAAGATGGCCTGAAGGTTTATGACTTTGTGGTCCCATATCGAGCCAAGACTGACCGGTTGCGCATCCATACGGGTGAGTCCTTTTCAGAAGATCAGGAATTGATGGGATCCTTTTCCATCACCGTTCTCACCCCTTTGCGCACTGTTACGACTACGGCATCGAGTGTCTCCATTATTGTCTATTCCAAGGGTCATGATGATTTCCAATTGTATGGCTATGGCTTATGCAACAATACCCTTTCTCCGTTTACACCCAGCATTGCTCCACCAGTGGCAGCTTCGAGGGTTCCGGACATTGAGGATCTTGTTCTGGAGATGGAAGCTCAGTCTGTTCCTGTCGATAACTCGGTTGCTGCACCCATGATCATTGAGCCTGAAGCGGAGGCGGCGGTGCCCCACCCAGGTTTAATGCAGGTCACAGTTTCGGTTTCGGCGGCAGGAAAGCGGTTTGGTCTCTTATGGGAGGAAACCATTGGAGCTGGGGAAACTTTTGTTAAGATTCCCGTTTCAGGGTTCCTCTCAAACCAACCCACTTCTGGCCTTACGGGCACGTCATTGCGGAGGACGCCCCATTCCCGGTTGGCACTCCCCTTTCGCATGCAGTATGGTTCAGTCCGCTATGTGATCGTTGCAGCTAAAGGGATTCGTGTGGATTCGGTGTATGTTGGTGCGGCCAACAAACCAGCGGACATTTTGTCCGCCAACTCTGAGGAGTTGGTTACACACAATTTCCCTTTTGATGTCAAAGCAGGTAGTGCCTCAACCACAGTGCAATGTCCGATGATGACGCATTTCTCATCTTTGCTTGTTCCCAAGAATTCGGCAGACTTGGCGACTAGTTCGGCCACATTACTGCACAATGCTGGTTTTCTCACTGTCCTCTTTGACAACCCCTCGGGGGAAAGAAGCAAGGCTTCCATCTTCGTTGGATTCTGCGACTCGTTCCGCCTTGCGACCCCTTGGACCATCCCGCGCCAGCTTGTTGGCCCAATCAATGTGCCTCCCGATGGGTACACTGATATTGGCGGAGTCGTGAACATCCCATCTGTGTTCACACTAATTAATGACCCCACTGCAGACGTGTTTACGCCAAGTCGGCTGCCCGTTTCAGCCTTTTTGCTCGTTAATACGATTGTTGGGGCCGACCCAATCAGGGAGATTACCGACATGGATATAGACGCTAAGGACCTTTCCATTGATGATCTCCTGCAACTGGGTTTTGTTGTGACACCCGATTCGACGATCAATTTTGTTACTGGCATCGCTCTTTTTAAGAGCCTCAAGCCATTCGCCGCATTGCCCAGCACGACAGAACTCCGCGTTGACTTAACCATAGATGGTGGTATTGTCAACCAACCCCTGGTCATGCCGATGACCATTGGAAATCCGCTCGTGGTGGACGGATTCCAAACCGGCACGTTCGGTACGATCGGGCCCGACGCTTGGAGTGCATCAGGAGTAGTCTCTCTCCTGTATCCGGATGCAGACAGCAGATTTCCAGTCCCTTACACTGGTTTTCATGCAGTTCGCCGGAACTTTGCAACCACTCGGTTCCCTTCTTCCACCACAACCTACGCCCAGGTTACAAGCTCTCCAGACACATATCTGGAGGCCACGATCTAGGGCTTAATG